GGTGCTATGTAACCTGTCACCTATTTTAGTACCTGCTATGGCAGATAAATTGCTACCTGTCAAGAAAATAGCAGGGAAAAAGGCACTTGTCATACCAGTTTCCCGTCTTCGGTGAATTCGTACTCGTTCGCCTGGATCGTTTCCACGATAGCGTCTTCGCTGGTCAGGTACTCGTATTCCCGCCGGAGAAGAGACAGGTACTCTTCCCCGAGTGCTCGTTTGAATTCGGTCTCCAGTTCGTCCAGGAGCTTGTCAACGGCGTCTTCATCCCGGCCCAGCTTGTCATAGTCTTTCAGATACTCATCCGCAAGCTTGTATGTGTCGCAAGTCTTCCCGTGGTTTTCCACGATAAGGCGGGCCGTTTCGTGCGCGTCGTCGCATACCAACTTGCAGTAACTTCCCCGGTCGATGTCAAATTCCTTGATCTTGCAGCCGATCGTCTTCGCATCGTCATAGATGCAATCCCACCAGTCGAAATCGACATTGATGTCGTACAGGTTTGCAATCGCTTTTTCCTTTGCTTCGTCGGTCAGTTCCTCGAACTTGTACGCATCGGTATGCGTCGTGATTGTCCGCATCGTCTTATCCCTCCTCCTCGGGTTAGAGTATGAACAGAATGGCGACGGCGAACCAGAACGCGACGGCAGTCGCTATCATGCAAAACAGTTCCTGGGAACGTGTCATTAGGTTACTTCCTCCTCATCTTGGTACTCTTCAGCGGCTATTGCGTCAAACGCGGACTGTGCGGCTTCCTTGGAGCTGTAGCGGGTATAGTCAAAGAAACCTTGCGAGTCTTCCGATATGATATAGCCGTGGTCTCGATGGAGAATCAAACCGTACCATCCGAAGTATTCTACCTCTCCGCATTCTTCGTTGCATCCATCCAGTGAAATGTTGTACAGTATTTCGGCCAATCTGTCATCATCGCAACCTTCGAACTTTCCAGGATACCGTTTCCTCGTCATTGTCTTATTCCTCCCTGGGGAATTTGTCGGCGTGTTCGCCTACATGAAAGGCGGTAGTGTTTATCGACCCGACGGTATGGTCCTGCCCAGTGTTGTCTACATATTTTCTGGTTGATGTCTTTCTGCACGGTTTAAAAAAGGATGGCCTGTACCATTCGTTGTGGATAAAATCGAACGTTTCGCCTATGCGTAAATCGCGGAATTTCTTTTCCATCGCGTTTATTCCTCCGTGTATTTGAATGATCCAACGGTATTACCGTTGCTGTCGAAGATCTTATACTCTCCACCGGCCATCAATGAATCGACCATCTTTGCAAGGTGCCGTAGGATGCGGGCTATTTCCGGTCCTGGTACGTCGAATGCCTCGTTCGCGGTACTGAATTTAATAGTGACCACGTTAGATTCCCCCTCGTTATCGGATTATCGTTTTGATGAACTGCGCCGGGATTTCGATTTCCCGCCCGGCTTCGGCGTGTGCGAATACGACGGAGACGGATTTCTTGCACGGTTCGACGCGGAGGAACGTCACGCGGGCCGTCGCGTCTTTCCCGGGGTAGTACCACGTGACGGTGTAGCTCCCACCCGGAATCATCGAATTTGCTGTCTCGACCTGCTGCGGCGTCGCTACCCAAAACCGTTTCGCCTGCGTCGGTGTCACCATTTTCTTTTCCCTCCTCCGTCGTAGTACCTTACTACATAGCACGTGCTATGCCAACTGTCACGCTTAATGTTTTCGCATACTTACGGAACGGCGTGACAAAAATTGTCGTTTCAGGATTGTTAACTGCTGAATAAGATTAACGAAAAGATTTAACGTGTTTATTAAATCTTTTAATTCGAGCACTGAATAGCAATCAGTTACTGATAGGGTATTAGGAGGAAGGATTATCGACCGGGGGGCACCCATATTGCAATTAATTTTTATTTTTTGCTACGACGCAATAATTCCTCCGACCCCATTTTTAGCAACATAGCACTTGTTATGTTGCCGTTGCGTCTCACTTATTAAGCCCAAAACCCGTTGTGTCTCACTTCCGCGTCTTGACTTCCCCCCCGCAACACGCATATAATTAACGCATGACCGGGTTAGCCATTCGCCGCCACCACAGAGAACGAGTATTCGCAGAGCGTTTGACTCGTTTGAAGTGGTTCTGGCACACGACCGACCCTGCTTGGCGCTTGAGAACCGCGCGAAAAATGCGCGACACGAACACTCTTTGCTCGTGCCCTATGTGTGGTAATCCCCGCAGACACTTTGGGGAGCGCACGACCCAAGAAAAACGGGCGGGGGTACCTCGATGACCGCCGTAGGACTCACTCCCGCTTACCACCCGCAATTGATCCTCGATATTGCGTTAGAGTCACACGATCTGCACGACCTTCTCCAGAAGTACGACCTGACCGAACCAGACCTCGACCGTCTTTACGCCTTGCCCCAGTTCAAGAGAGAATTGCTCAACACCCGTGCTGAATTAACCCAGACAGGATCATCTTTCCGAGCGCACGCACGGGTAATCGCGGAGGAACATCTCGCGACAATGAACGAATTGATGAACAGCCCCGACGTGCCTGTCAGCCAAAAGGTCGCTATCTGGCAATCGATGGTCCGCTACGCGTCCCTTGAACCGGCCAAGGCGGAGAACGCCCTCCTTGCAGGAGGAATTAACATCACGATCGCAGGCTACGCCGCCCTGCCCCAAGCCCCGGCGATCGACATCACGCCTGCATGACCACGGTCGCCCTGCCTAACAACTGGACCCCCCGCCCATATCAACGAGAAGTCTTTGACGCTATGCGAGCGGGCATTAAGCGGGCCGTTCTTTTGTGGCACAGACGATCCGGCAAAGATGATTTCGCCCTTCACTACACGGCCTGCGCCGCGATGCAAAGAAAAGGCAACTACTGGCACATGTTGCCACAGGCGAACCAGTGCCGACGCGCCATCTGGGACGCGATCAATCCGAGAACCGGCCTGAAACGTATCGACGAAGCGTTCCCCCACGAGATCCGGACCTTCGCCCGCAGCCAGGACATGATTATCGGGCTGAAAAACGGCTCCACGTGGCAATTGGCCGGTTCAGATTCTTTTGATGCTCTGGTAGGATCACCGCCTGTCGGTCTCACTTTTTCTGAATACGCGCTTGCGGACCCGAAAGCGTGGGCGATGCTGAGGCCGATCCTCGCGGACAACGGCGGGTACGCCATGATGATCTCCACGCCTCGTGGCAAGAACCACATGTATTCGCAGTACAACATGGCCGTGGATGATCCTGCCTGGTTCGCGTCGAAGAAAACCGCCTTGGACACCGACGTGTTCACCAAGGAACAACTCGACCAGGAAAAAAAGGAACTGATTTCCGAGTACGGCCCCGAAGAGGGGATGGCGATTTTCAACCAGGAATATATGGTGAGTTTCGAGTCGGCCATTTCCGGCGCGTACTACGCGGGAATCATAGACCTGTTGGAATCCAAAGGCCAGATCACATCCGTACCGCACGACCCGTCCATCCCCGTCACTACCGCGTGGGACTTGGGGATCGGTGACGCGACTGCCATCTGGTTCTACCAGCATGTGCATAACGAGATCCGGGTCATCGACTATTACGAGACCTCCGGCGAGGGGCTTGCTTACTACGCCAAGTACTTGAAAGACTTGCCGTATAATTACGACCAGCACATCATGCCCCATGATATCCGGGTCAGAGAATTAGGAACAGGCAAGTCAAGATATGAGATGGCGCAGGCGTTGAGAATCAGCCCCATAACGATTGCGAGGAGCATGCCCGTGGACGACGGCATCAACGCCGTTCGCACCACGCTCCCGCGTATGTGGTTCGACAAGAAGAAATGCGCCGTCGGCTTGGAGTACCTGCGGAACTACCACAAGGAATACGACGACGTGCGGAAGTGTTTCAAGAACAAGCCGTACCATGATTTCAGCAGCCACGCCAACGACGCGAAGCGTATGTACTGCGTGGGGTTTAGACCGAGTGTAAAGTCCAAACCAGTATCAGAGATCATGGCGAACCGGCACTTTGGAAATGTCTGGTGAGAAACCCGTTGCGTGAATGTTACCAAACTGTTAGGGTAAAAATAGTTCTGCGTGGAGGCGGGTAGAGTGGCGAAAACCACAAAAGCCGATCAGGAGATCATCGACGCCGCGCTCAAGCGGTTCGATCGGTGCGTGCAGGCCGACTCGCACAACCGCGAAGCCGCTGTTGACGATCTCAATTTCGCAAACGGCGAGCAGTGGGACGCGAAAGAGAAGAAAAAGCGCGACTCCAAGGGCCGCCCTGCGCTCCAGTTCAACTACTTGCCCAAGTTCATCGACCAGGTAATCGGGGATATGCTTCACAACTCGCCAGCGATCAAGATTCGGCCCGTTGACAGCAAAGCCGACATCAACATTGCCAAGATCCGGCAGGGAATCATATCCAACGTCGAGTACCTGAGCAATTCCAAGTCGATCTACGGCTACGGCGCAAGGCAGCAGGTATCCTGCGGCTACGGCGCGTGGAGAGTTCTCACTCGTTACACGGACGAGAACCCGTTCTTGCAGGAAGCGTATCTCGAAAGCATTCGGAATCCGTTCCTCGTTTACATGGACCCCGACAGCAAGGATCAGTTCTACGCCGACGCGAAGTTCGGGTTCGTGTTGGAGAAGATGACCAAGGAGAAATTCAAGGAGACGTACCCCAAGGCGCAGTGGCCCTCGGATAACTTCAAGGTCGGGACTGGGCTGAACTCCGAGCATTGGTACGACAAAGACACGCTTACCGTTGCGGAATATTTCACGGTTGAGACGGAAAAGACCACGATGATCCAACTCGAAGATGGTTCGACCGTCTCCGAGGAAGAGTTCAAGAATTTGCTTGACAAGTGGCGGGAGAAGAATGAATCCCTTCTCGCCAAAGTGGTTCCGGCTGTTGCAGGCGCACAAGCTCCCGTCCTCCCACAAGGTATCGCCCCGGGTCCCCCTCCTCCCCAGGGTATGCCGCCGATGGACGGTCGAGGGCAGCAGCCGGAACCCCCAAATCCCCTCGCCGCTGGCGTGGATCAACTCGGCCCTGAGCCGAAGGCGGCGAAGCGACGGGAAACAGAGCGCGTCATCATCCGGCACCGCACATTGACCTGCATCGAGATCCTCGATGGTGGGGCCAGCGGCGATCGGTTCCCCGGCAAGTTCATCCCGATCGTGCTCGTGAAGGGCAAGGAACTGAATATCGAGGGTAAGAACTACGTATACAGCCTCATTCGCCACGCCAAGGACCCGCAGAAGATGGCGAATTACTGGATGACCAGCGCGGCGGAGACGATCGCGCTCGCGCCCAAGACTCCGTGGATCGGGACGGCGAAGCAGTTCGAGGGGTACGAGAATGACTACGCTGCGGCGAACGTGGAGAATTTCCCGTTCCTCAAGTACAACGCAGACCCCGACGCCCAAGGGCCTCCGACGAGGAACGGCCCTCCGCAGCCCCCCAACGCCATCTTTGAGATGATGCGTAAAAGCGAGGACAGCATCAAGTCGGTGATCGGGATGTTCAACGCCGATGTGGGCGCTCCGGGTTCCGAGCAGACGGGCGCGGCGATCACGGCGCGGCAGCGACCGGGCGACATCGCCACTTTCGAGTTTTCGGTCAACATGGCCGGGGCCGTGGCGTACACCGGGCGCATCTTGAACGACATGATTCCCGAAGTCTACGATTCAGAAAGAGATGTACGACTGAGAAACATAGATGAAACCGAAACTTTTATGCCGGTCAATACGACGGTCGGGGCGGCGATGCGTGCCGTGAAGTCGCGGCCTGAGATTTACGGCGTCGACCCTGCTCGCTTGTCGCAGATGGTCGCTAAGGATGGGAAATCGGCCAAGTTCAACGACATCACCGTCGGCAAGTACGATGTCGTCGTTACGACCGGTCCGTCCTACTCGACGCAGCGGCAGGAAGCGGCGCAGATGCTCCAGTCCCTCGTGCAGTCCGCGCCGCAGCAGATGGCGGTTGCCCTTGACCTGATCGTTCGCAACATGGACTTCAAGGACGCCGACGAGTTGGAAGCCCGCTTGAGGAAACCGCTCCTGACTTCGGGGATGGTCAAGCCCAAGCCGGGGGAGACGATGCCCCCGCCGCCTCCGCCCGACCCCAAGGTCATCGAGGCGCAGGCGCAGATGGCGAAGATTCAGTCGCAGACTCAAGTGGCGCAGATCCAAGCGGAGCAAGAGAAGATCAAGTTGGAGCAAGCGAAAGTCCGTCTCGCGATGGAGATCGCTTGGTTGCAGGCCGAGACGGGCAAGAAGGACATCTCGACGGTCCTGTCCGCCGTGGAGAGCGAGCGGAAACACGGGCTTGAAGCCGAGCGTATCCGGCTGGAGCGGGAACGACTCGATCACCAGAGATCGCAGGATGATCGTGACACCAAGCTACGAGCGATGCAGCAGTTTCACGCTCGGCAAGGCAAACAAAAACCAGGAGGCGCGTAGAAAATGGCAGACCCCGAAGTAATCGTCGCTCCGGCGGCGGAAGCCGTAGTCGCGGACCCGGCACCCGCAACCACACCTGACACACCCGCCGTAGTTGCGGACCCGGCACCCGCGCCAGTCGTACCGACCGAGGAAACCATCGAGGACGGGCAGGGAGCGAAACCCTCCAAGGTCGTTTCGGAACTGATCGCGCAGCGGAAGAAGCGCCAGGACGCCGAACGGGAAGCCGCGTATTGGAAAGGCAGAGCGGAGGGCCAAGGGAAGCAGGAACCCCCCGCTGCTCCGTCTGCGGCCCCAGTCGCGCCCAAACTCGACCAGTTCGAGACGTACGAACAGTACGAGGCGGCCAAGGACGAGTATCTGTTGCAAGCGGCGGAACACCGTGCGGTGCAGAGAATCCAAGCATCGCAGCAAGCGGCAGCGGCGGCGACAGCCGATCAGACGTTCCAGAAACGCATCGACGCGGCGGTGAAGGAAGACCCATCGTTCGCGGACGTGATGCGCGACCCCACGTTGCCCATCAGTGTTCACATGATTCCCGCGTTGAAGGAATCGGAGAACGCGCCGAAGTTGTTTCGGTGGTTGGACCAGAATCGGGTGGAGGCGGCGAGGATCGCTTCGTTGCCTTCGATGCAAGCCGCCCGGGAGATGGGCATCCTCGAAGCGAAGATCAGTTTTGCACCGGTCGCAGAGCCGCCGAAGAGGGTGTCCTCCGCACCAGAGCCGGTGAAACCCGTAACCACTACGTCCTCCGCCACGGTGGATGAGGACTCCCTTCCGATGGAAGAATACCACAAGCGCCGGACTCAAAAGAATTACGGGCCGCGCTAAAAACTTTTAAGAGAGGATTTCAATGGCTACAAATACGCTTTTAACGGACGCCAAGATCACGAAAGAGGCTCTTTCCATTCTTCACAACTCCCTCGGCTTCGTAAAGAACATCAGCCGAGACTACGACGGGCAGTTCGCCCGCACGGGCGCGAAGATCGGTAACACGATCAACGTCCGTCTCCCGAACAAGTATTCTGTGCAGCAAGGTCCGTCGATCACTCCGCAGGCCACGGCGGAGACGAGCGTTGCTCTCACCCTCAACCGGCAGTGGGTCATCCCGATGACCTTTTCCAGTGCGGAACTCACGCTGTCGATCGACGAGTTCTCCGCTCGCTACATCAAGCCCGCTATTTCCAAGTTGGCGTCGCACATCGACCTCGACTGCTACCAGGCCGCTATCACCGGGAAATTCGCGGATGCCGTGGCTGTCGGCGGCGGCGCTGGTCCTGTCAACTTCACGATCGGCACCCCCGGCACGACCCCCGGCACCGCTGGTGGATCAGCGACCGGGCTGCTTCAGTACAACTCTCCGGCGGTGTACCTGAACGCGCAGCGGATTCTCGACATCAACGCCGTGCCTCGGGACAAGAGTCGCACCATCTGCATCGACCCCGCCGCGAACGCCGCGTCGGTTGCCGGGCTGTCCGGGTTGTTCAATCCGCAGAGCACTCTGGCCGCGCAGTACAAGAACGGGCTGATGGGCAATGGCCTTGGCGCGGACTTCGTGATGGACCAGAACGTCTACACCCTCACGGCGGGGACGCAGTTGAACACCACCGCCGCGACGATGCAGGCGACGTGGACCACGGGCGCGGCCTTTTCGTGGACCGCAGATTCCTCGGACAATACCAAGACACTGAAGGCCGGTTCGACCTTCACCGTGGCGGACTGCTACCACGTCAACCCCGAGACGCAGCAGAGCACGGGCGTTCTCATGCAGTGGGTCGTCACGGCGGATGTGACGCTGGCCACCGGCACGAACTCCATCTCCATCAGCCCGACCCCGATCGTTGCGGGCACGGGCGTGGCGAACGGCAACTGCTCCGTGGCTCCGACCTCGGGCAAGGCCATCACCATGACCTCCGGTACGGCGGCGGCGGCTTCTCCGATGAACCTCGCGTTCCACAAGGATGCTTTCGTGCTCGGCACCGCCGACATGGAACTCCCGCCCGATGTCCAGGCGCACCGCGAGACGATGGACGGAATCTCCATCCGGTTCCTCCGTCAGTACAACGCGATGTCCGACTTCTCCGTTTACCGTTTCGACGTGCTTGGCGGGTTCGCTGTTACCCGTCCCGAGTGCGCTGTCAGGATTGCGGGATAGTGCTTTAGAATCAGGTACTTAACTCTTAACCGCAAAGGAGCAGAATGAAATGACCACCACACCTGCAACTCTTTCGACGACAATCGCCGCTGGCGGCCCGTGGCCGGTCGGCCTGCGTTCGGGCGCGGCTCAGGCGGCTTGCCCCGCTGGTGGGACCGGTGCCACCGAGGGCGCATGGGACACCTCCGCCAACCGTGACGCCGCTATCGCTCTCATCAACGAGATGCGTCTGGCGCTGATCGGCGCTGGCATCATCAAGGGCAGCGCGTAAGTTGACTGTTCTCTTGCTTGGGTGCGGTGCATCCAAGACCGTGAAATACCAGACGGCGGGGGCGGACTATTCCGCCCCCGTCACTCTTGATCTCGACCCGACGACGAATCCCGACGTTTTGTGGGATTTGAACACTCTACCGTATCCGTTCGACTCCGATTCGTTCGACGAAATTCACGCCTACGAAGTGTTGGAACATTGCGGTTCGCAGGGCGATTGGCGGTTCTTCTTCGCGCAGTTTCAAGAGTTGTGGCGCATCTTGAAGCCGGGGGGGAGACTGATATTCACAGTCCCCGCTCCTGGTTCGGTGTGGGTGTGGGGCGATCCGGGGCATACCCGGGCGATTCCCCCGGAGCAGATGATCTTTTTATCGCAGGCAGAGTACGAAAAGCAGGTGGGCAAGACCGCGATGACGGATTATCGGCATGTGTACTCTGCCGATTTCGAGGCGCAGGCCATTGAGATACAGGGGGGCACTTTTTTGTGCGTTTTGGGGGGGAAGAAATGAAGGTGATGTTTGCCGTGCCCGCATATCGGGGGATCGATTGCCCGGCGTTCGTTGCGTCGCTGGCGGAGACGATCGACTTGTTCGAGCGAGAGGGCATTGACCACGCACTTGAGATTCATGGCGGGTGTTGCCACGTACAGGTAGCGCGGAACGAATTAGTCCAAAAGTTTTTGGACAGCGACAGCGATAAGTTGTTTTTTCTCGACGACGACATTTCGTGGGATCCCCAAGGGGCACTTGCTGTCGTGCGGTCTGGCCAGCATCTCGTTGGCGGGGTGTACCCAAAGAAGTATACCGACGGGGCGCGTGCGCCGTTTCCGGTCATCTTGAAATGCTCCGACGACGGGATTCCATTGTGCGACGGGGGGTATCTTCGAGCCACTCGCACGGTGGGAGGCTTTACCTGCGCTGATCGTTCGGTATTTGAGGACATTCGGGAGGCCAACCCGCATCTTTCCTACGCGCAGCGGGGTAAAGCGGGTTTGGGCGAGATCGAAGACCGGTTCGATTTCTTCCCACAAGGCGTAAAAGGTGGTAGGTGGGTTGGGGAGGACTACGCTTTCTGTGATCTCTGGACTGCGTTGGGTGAAGAGATCGCCATCATCCCCGACATCACGTTCGGGCATCACAGAAACGGCACGGCGTGGTATGGTAATCTGTGGCGGTACATCAGGCAACTCCCAGGAGGGGGCGATCATGGAAAAATCGAAGTCGAAAAAGCTCTTTGGGGCACCGAAAATGATGCCCGACCTGCCGCTCAAGAAGCCGAGAAAGCCGCCCAAGCCTGAGTCGATGGAGACGTACCACAGGAAACGTAATAAGAAGATGGGGCTTATGTGATGGAGAAGGATCAACCTTACCGGCTCGTTCGTGACGCGCTTGGGTTCTACAGCCAAGTGCCGATCGTCGAAGCACCTGTCGTCGATGTAATACACGAACGTATTGTTCCGGTGTGCGCCCCGCGTAAACCGGGTCGTCCGAAGAAATCTCTGAACTCCGAGTTCGAGGTAGACGTATGATCATCACCGTCAGCGACATCTTAAAAGACGCGATGGGGCTGTGCAACGCGACGGAGATCGACGAGACGCCTTCGTCCTCCGAGATGGCGGTCGCGCTTCGAGCGGCGAACATGATGCTCGGGCGATGGGCCACGCAGAATCTCCTCGTTCGGATGGGTACGACGATTACGTTCTCCACGGTTGCCAGCACGCCATCGTATACCATAGGGGCCAGCGGTGCGGACATCACGGCGGCGAAGCCTCTTCGTGTCACTTCGGGATATGTGAGGGACGGGGACACCGATTACCCTCTTGAAGTCATTACGCGGGAGATGTACAACAACTTCAGCGACAAGAGCGTCGCTACAGCGCGGCCTCAGTATGTCGTTTACGACCCCGGAGCCGCACAGCAGACGGTACAGACGGGTACGTTTTTTCTCTACAACGCGCCCGACAAGGTTTACTCTGTTCGGTTGGAGGGGAGCATCTACTTCACCGAATTTGTGGGCATGACCGACGCGGTATCGTTCGAGCCTGCGTACTACGAGGCGTTGGTCTACGGATTGGCGGTTCGCTTGTTCCGGCGGTACACCGACGACAAGACACCTGTTCCGCAGGACATTGCTCTCATCGCGTCGGAGTCACTGAAGAATCTGAAGAACCTGAACTCGGAGCGCATCCCCGCGATGTTGGACCTTCCTGGTGTCGGCGGCGGGTACAACGTGCTGACGGATTCGTAGAGTGAGGATTCCTTTCGTCGGAGGCTCGGACGAAGGTCGTTCTACTCCGTGGAATGCGACGCGGAGCATCAACTTCTTCGTCGAGACGGGGGCGCAGGACAGCAAGTCTCCTGCTGCGTTGATCGGCACCCCCGGTACGTCCCTGTTCGCTACTTTCCCAATGGGACCGATCCGCATGTTTCACGTCATGGAAAATCTGTGTTTTGTTGTCGCGGGTGCGGACCTGTACGAGTTGTACACGGACGGGACTATATCTTCTTCGCTTGGGTCACTCTCCGGCTCGACATCCACTTCCATCGTGTCCGTGGACAACGGTATCTCGGCCAACGGTGTCGGCGGGAATCAGATCCTCATGCTGGTGAACGGACTCGGATACATTTTCAACATCACAACGAACGTCTTCACGCAGATCACCGACTCGAATTTTCCGGAGAACGCACACCAGGCGGCGTTCCTCGACGGGTACTTTATTGTTACGTCGCAAACGATGGCGTTCCGTGTCAGCGAGTTGTACAACGGCCTGGTGTACCCCGCGCTGGCGACGGCTGCGGCGGTGGCTGCGGCGGATAACATCCAGAAGCCTTTCGGGACGAACCAGATCCTCTATCTCGTCAAGGATTCCACGACTGAGGTATGGCAGGATGTGGCGGTTCCCACGTCGCAGGGTTGCCCATTCGCCCACATTCCCGGCAGTCTTGTGAACTTCGGCACGGTCGCGGACAGGTCGATCGCTCGTGTTGGAGATACGGTTTTCATGCTCGGCACGACGCGGGTGCAGGACTCGGCGGTGTACTTCGGGTTCGTTTCCGTGTCGGGGACATCGGTGCAGAAAATATCGACCCCGGCGATCGATTACCGGGTTTCTCGGCTCTCGACTTTAAGCGACGCCATCAGTTACAGTTGGGTCTACGAAGGGCACTTGTTTTACGTCACTACTTTTCCTACGGACGATCTGACATTGGTGTATGACGTGACGACGAAAGAGTGGTTCGACTGGTCTACGCATATCTCTGGTTTATACAAACAACACCGGCATTTGTCCAACGAATACGCGTTCTTCGGTGGGAAACACCTCGTAAGCCACTACAGCGAAGCGACGATTTACGAGCTGTCCTCGCAGTTTTACGACGACAGCGGAACGCCGATCATCAGCATCCGTATCGCGCCGCCGCTCTTCGACGAAGACGAGAACGACAACATCAAGATATTCAAGCTCGTCATCGACGCGGAGACGGGCGTGGGCGACGGGTCTTCGGGGAGCAGCGGGTCGCCTACGGCGTGGCTGTCGTGGAGCAACGACGGGGGCAGAACGTGGAGTTCGGAGTATTCGGCGTCTCTCGGCAGGCAGGGAGAGTTTAAGACTCGCCTCATCTGGCACCGGTTGGGGTCGCCTCGGAACCGCATTTTCCGCCTCAGAATCGTTGACGCCGTGAAGAAGGTTCTCCTGGGCGCGACGGTGAACAACGGAATGAAGGTCTTGCGATGATTATAGCGCCCCCTCCGATCCGGGAACCGTGGAAACTCGACCCAACCGGCAGGTTGGTGTCGATGCCGTGGGTTCTGTGGCTCCAGCAATTGGCATCTTTCGGACAGGCGGAAGACCTGTTTTCGAACGCCCTTACGCTCGTCTCTACCCAAGAGACATCATCGTTTGCCACGCTTTCCTCGGATGACATCTCCGCGCTGTCGATGCTGATCGAAACACCGAGTTCGACTACAGTGCCTCCGAATGATGTTGATGCGTTGGCGCTGATGGCGTATACTCCAAGTAGCGGTTCCATTCCCCTCAACGACGCGGAAATGCTCGCGTGGATGTCTTTCTGAAAGGACCGAGATGATAACTCCAAGACGGCTGATTGCTGGTTCTGCGCTCACAGTTTCGTGGGCGTATCCGTACCAAGTCCCAACAACGGTTTTGTCCGCCACCGCGAAGCAGTTGATCGTGTGCAACACAGATACGGTGGTTCGGACGTTCTATTACGCGGTTACACCGACGACCGGTGCGCCTACCGTGGCGCAGACGATGTTCAACGCCGTGTCGTTGCAGGCGAACGAATCGAAGGTCTTCGGTTTGACGGATGTTATGCCCTCGGGGTACTACATCCAAGTCAAGGCGGGCGAAGCGGGCGGCGGGGACATCGTGTCGATGACTGTGAGCGGGATGGAAAACACCTGATGCAGATTCAGACAACGACGAGTCCCAACATAAAGGATTCGACCGCGACAGCGGAGCAAATATCCGTCGCTGGCCTTTCCGGCCTGCTCGCGGATTCACAGACGCCGTTGGCGCACGATACTTCCCATGAGAACGGCGGGACCGATGAGATCAGCATCGCAGGCCTGTCGGGGGAAGCGGCGGATAATCAGCCGGCCCTGACCCACGGGAACGAGCGTCACGACCCGGATTCGGTGTTCCCGGTGGGGTCGGTGTACGCAAATCTCACCGGAGACGATCCGAACATCCTTCTCGGTTACGGGTCCTGGTATCTGGTTACAACTCTATAAATAAGAAACGGAGGTTCATTTGCCATCAGCACTCGAAGCCATCTTCCAGAAGTTCCCGCACGCCAAGGTACGCATCAAGGATAACCTTCCAATTCAGGCGAAGGGGCACCGGGACCTGTTGGCCGAGGTCTACTGTGACCTTGGATACACGCGGGGGGCCGAGATCGGTACGCGGCGGGGAAGGTACGCGAAGATCCTCTGCGACAAGAATCCTTCCCTGAAACTGTACTGCATCGACCCGTGGAACGATTACGTCGAGAAGTACCCGCAGGCGCGGCAGGACGCCATCTACCTGGAGGCCCTTGAAGCGCTTAAAGGGTGCAACGTGGAGATCATCCGCAAGACGAGCATGGATGCGCTCCCGGACATCGAGGACCGGTCGCTGGACTTCGTGTTCATCGACGGGAATCACGAGTTTGATTACGTGGCCCCCGACATCGTGTTCTGGTCGAAGAAGGTGAAGAAGGGCGGCATCGTCTCGGTACACGACTACTACCATTTCCACCTGTCGGGCGTCATGGAGGCCGTGGACGCCTACACGAAATGTCACCGGATCGACCCGTGGTTCACCACGAAGAACCTTGAGCCGACGGCGTTCTGGGTGAATACGTGAGAGTTTCCATCGTCATCGCCGTACTGGATTCCCATGAGATCGTGCGGCGGCAGTTGCTTCACTTCGAGAAGATGAATCTGCCCGATGACGTGGAGATCCTGTTGGTAGACGACGGCAGTGACCCGCCGCTTGTCATTCCCTTCGGGTGCGAACTGAAGAACTTCCGCATCCATGCGACGAACGATTTCCGCCCGTGGACGCAGCCGATCGCCCGGAATACCGGCGTGAAGGTGGCGCGGGGCGAGTACGTCATCTGCACGGACATCGACCATATCCTCACGAAGAAGTTGATCGAGGAAGTCCTGCAAACGAAGGACGACGTTGTGCAGTTCAAGCGGCAGGTGGGCGTGCTGGACGAGAAGGGGGAGTTCGACCAGCGGGTCGATACGATGAAGTTGTGGGGCTTCCCGCAGGAACGCATCGACTGCAGGGGCCTGAGGATCGTCCCGCACGGGAACAGTTACGCCATGCGGCGGGAACTGTTCCTTAAATATGGCGGGGGCCGCGAGGACCGGATCACTACCTATCCGAATCAGGAGGAAGTTCCGTTGCGCGGGAAGATCCGCAGGGAGGCGCGGAGAGGTCATATCACAATCGCCGAGCATCGTCCCACGATCTACATGTTTCCCGTGGGTAGGTACATCGGCGGTCTGGACGCCAATCCGTTCGGGCTGTTCCACAAGTTGAGCCGCATCGAATATTTGAACGAGTTCAAGCGGGGCGGCGGAGTACAGGCATGAGGGATTTGTCCGTCATCATTCCAGCCCGCAACGAGATGTTCTTAAAAAATACGATCGAGGACGTGCTGGCGAACATAGAGGCGGATACCGAGGTCATCGCCATCTGCGACGGCAACTGGCCCGATCCGCCCGTGATGGATCATCCGCGAGTCATCGTCGTCCACCATACCGAGTCCATCGGGCAGCGTGCGGCGACGAATGAGGGGGCGCGGATCAGTCAGGCCAAGTTCGTGATGAAGGCCGACGCGCATTGCGCGTTTGGCAAGGGTTTCGACGTGAAGCTCATGCAGGACTGCCGCTACAAGCGGACGATGATCCCGATGATGTACAACCTGCACGCCTTCGATTGGGTATGCAAGTCCTGCGGCGTGAGGACGTATCAGGGATTGAAGCCCGATAAGTGCGCCTCCTGCGGCGGCACCGATCACGACATGGACATCGTCTGGAAGCCGAGGGAGAACCGCCTGACGGTATCGTGGCGGTTCGACAACAATATGCAGTTCCAGTATTGGAAGGCTCACTCCAAGCGGCCCGAGGCGCAGGGGGACCTAATCGAAACCATGTCCTTCATCGGCGCGTGCTGGCTTACCTCCCGCGAGAATTACTGGCTCATGGACGGGCTTGACGAGGGACACGGTTCATGGGGGCAGATGGGCACCGAGGTCGCGTGCAAAACGTGGCTCTCCGGCGGCGAACTCATCACGTCGAAGAAAACGTGGTTCGCCCATATGTTCCGCACGGGGAACTTCGGCGGCCGCGGCTGGCCTTACCCGATATCGCAGAGCGACACCGACAAGGCGCGGCAGTATTCGCGCGATCTGTGGATGAACGATGCGTGGCCGAAGGCGGTCCGCCCGCTGTCGTGGCTTGTGGGTAAATTCTCCCCTGTTCCTACCTTTAACCCGCCCTCGGCGGCCATGAATCAGGGGGAGGAGTAGGATGGCGGCTTTTGTAACAGCGTACACAGGTTCGGTCGCGTCTGGCAACCAAATCTCAATAGCCAATGTTAGTTATTCGGCCGGAGATTTGGTTGTCGTTTGTGTGACGTGGCATGATAGCACCCAAGCCGTGAATGGAGTCGTGGACGGGGGTGCCCCGAACAATACGTTCACGATTAGAACAAAACTCAACCCGGACGCCTTTGATATTTTCGTTCAACACGCATGGACCATCGCCGTAAACGCCAAAAGCAATGTAACCTTTTTGATAAATTTTAGCGGTGCACTCGCGGCTCAAGCAACCGTGTTGGTATTTTCAGGGTCGTTTGAAGCCGCCCCTGTTGATATAGAGGTGGCCGCTCAGGGCGGGTCTTCAACCGGGGCTTCCGTTGCAACGGGCGCTCGCTCGCAAGCGAATGAGGTCATCGTTTCCACCACCGAGCCTTACGGGGCTGAGACTGTCACGCCCGACTCCGCAGATGGCTTTACAGAATCCAGCGATTTAGGCGGGCACGAGACTCAGTACAAGATCAACACTACCGGGACAACTTCAATAACCGTCAACGCGACGCTTTCGGGGGCTAATTATTGGTGCATCGCGGCGATTTCGTTCAACGAGGTGGCGGCGGGGGGGAGTGCTACTCCATCAAGCACACCTTCTTCGACGCCGAGTTCGACGCCTTCTTCGACGCCTAGCAGTACACCTAGTTCCACCCCGAGCAGCACACCCTCAAGCACGCCGAGTCCTAGCAGCACCCCGTCTTCAACGGCGTCTTCGACGCCCTCAAGTACGCCATCGAGCACGCCGTCGCCGTCCTCGACGCCTTCTTCGACGCCAAGTAGTACACCGTCGAGCACTCCGAGCAGCACGCCATCGTCTACGCCGTCATCGACACCCAGCCCGTCGAGTACGCCTAGCTCTACGCCGAGTCAGACGCCAAGTAGTACGCCAAGCCCGTCGAGCACCCCAAGCAGCACGGCTTCAAGCACCCCGAGTTCAACACCATCTTCTACACCGTCAAGCACTCCGTCCTCAACCCCGAGTCCTAGCAGCACACCAAGTTCGACACCGAGTTCAACGCCCTCAAGCACACCGTCACCGTCAAGCACACCGTCCTCTACA